ATGGCCGCGGAATGCTCGGCCCTGGAGGATGCCGAAGATGCAGGGGAGCAAGGCTGGGAATTCCAGCGCCTGCGCGGTGTACTGGCTGGGAAGCTAGGGTTTACAAGCGTGGAAATGCGCGACGAACACGGCACAACCTATCTGCGCCTCAGCGGCTGCACTATCGAGCGGATCGCCTGACGGAGGATCCCCATGAGCGAAAAGCCAATGACAGCCCAGCGAATCTCTATTCCACGTTTGACACCAGACCAGTTTGATGCGCTGGCTGAACTAATTCGGCTCAGAGGTGGTGCGAGTCAGGAGGCAGCCCGGCTTGTCCTTGTAGACGGCATGAGTCCGTCCGACGCAGCCCGCCAGGTCGAAGCCTCGCCGCAGGCCGTGAGCAATGTTCTTGCCTCCTGCCGGCGAGGACTCGCGCTCGTATTACGCGCGAGCGGAAAGGGGGCGACAGCGTAGCCTCATTGACACGCCTGGTTCGCGGCCAGCAACTGGGCTTCATACCCGATCCGCTGCCGCCGCTCGGCCAGCAGCGCACGGACCTTGGTCTGCAGATCCCCAGCAGACGCGGAATGTGACTGGAGACTCATCACGATTACGGGCTTCTCTAACAGCAACACAGGAATGCTAAAGTCAGCCCAGAAAAGGAGATTTCCATGATTCGCATAAATCAAGCGCAGCGTGGCGTCACGCTTGTAGAGCTTCTGTTCGTGCTGGTTATCGCAGCAACCGTAATTGCGTGGGGAGTGAGTTCGTGGGCAACACTGGCGGACAAGAATCGGAACCTTGGCGGAAAGGATGGATTCGTCAAAGTTTTGGTATACGCGCGCTCATACGCGCTGGCAAACATGGCCAACGTTGATCTCTGCGGAGAGAGCGGCGGATGGGGTGAGGGCTATCTCGTTCGCGACGTAAAAAAGAATGCCGTTCTGTATCGGGAAACTAGCTACAAAGAGGTGCATCCTGTTGGCCCCTGGCAGTCAAGGCTAAACTCAGGCTGTGTCAGATTCCTCTCTAATGGCTCCATCGCGGACGTGCCTGCTCCGCAGGGAGGCTTCTACCTGTCAGGGTTCTACGGCGGCAAGAGCGAGTCCGAAGCACTATGGCGAGTGTCCTTTAAGCCGACAGGTTGGTTCTGCGAAGAAAAAGATCCGACAAAAGCACAGTGTGCCAAGGACCAATAGAGACTACGGCAGCGGGAAGCGCGCCTTGATCTCCTCGACCTTGGCGTCATACGCCGAGTAATCCGGCGCACGACCAGCACGGCGAGCGTCAAACTCCTCCTCAAGTCGGATTGGGTCCGACTCTCGTCGATACGCCTCTCTTCGCAGCTCGCGAACTTCTTCTAGTTGGTCGACCGGGTGAAATGCAAGACGGGACACGTCGACGCCTGCAAGCGCCGCCGCGGCGTCCAGGGTGCCGCTCCAGTTTTCAGAAAAGAAAACGCCATCAAGAAGCAGTCGTTTGCTCATGTCGCTGAACTCGCAGAGTTGATCGTTAGGATTGGCGCAGAGTGGATTCCAGTGTCTACGAGGCCGCTGAACCAGGCGGGGCACGCCATCGCTACAACCGCGCTGGTGGTGGTATAGAAGTAGGGGAATCCGTTGTTGTAGCCGAGACCCTCTTGAATCGCTACGCGTATATGCACCCAGCCCATGGCCGGGGTGATGACGTAGCCTGGCGACTGCTTAACGCCATTGACCCAGAGGAAGATCGCAGGCGCACCAGTGGGGCCAACATGCATAGTGCCGCTCTCAACGCGCACCCATGCGGCAGCCGTGCCCCATCTGTTCGAACAGAATATCGCTCGGTTGTTATTGGTCATCGCCAGATAGCGGATCGCACCGTCGGCTCCCGCCGAACCTGTTGTTGTCTGTGTTCCGGCTGTCATCAGAGATGCGAAAAACTCGACACCATACCGTGCGGAGTTTCCGACGCGGCCCATCGCCGCCATCAGATCCTGTACTCTCTGATTAAGGGCGGCAGCACTACCGCCGTTCGTGCTGTTGTTGAACGTGAACTTTCCGCCTTCGGCAAACGTGGCGCCATTCCATCCAGAGCTGAATGCGCTGTTGGAATAAGCGGAGGTGAACGTCGTAGCGAGAGGGTTGACAAGGCCCGCATAGCGTCCAGCGTCGGGCATCACGTTTACGAACGGCATGTTCGGATAGTCGTCACTTCCCAAAGCCGAAAGAGCCGCTCGAGCCCCTGCCGCAGTTGCAGATCCGGTTCCGCCCAGAGCAATCGGCACCGAGTCGCCGTCGGCGAACTCGCGAAGACTGCCGTAGCCGTTGCCGTCGTTCTGCAACTTCGTCGGTCGTACATCAGCCATTGAAAAGCACCTGCAGGTTGAGAGTTGCGCCGCCGGCAGTGTACGCCGGCAGTTGGCCGTCAGGGTTCATTGTGAGCCGCAGTATGGAGCCATCGGCGAGATACCCAGGAACGGCCGCGGGGATACGCACGTTCATCGGATAGGCCACTACCACGCCCGCGCCGTTGGTGACGAACTGGTCGTAGCCGGTGCTGCGCCGGACGAAGTAGATCGCGTTCGGCTCCAGCGACGCGGGGAGTTGCGCCACGACTTTATGGGTCTGGAGCACGGCCATTACCAGGCCGCCCCGTTCCACTCAGCCGGAATAGGCTGCCCGCCGAATCGAACCAGGCCGCCGTCCTCGCTGAACTTGTCGAGCGTCGACTTGTTCGCGTGCGTGTGCGCCAGAGAAACGGCGGTGTCGATCTGCGCTGGCGTCGACGTCGGGCGCCCGTTGATCGCGTCCCAGTTGAGCTCGACGTCCATCGACTCATACTCGGCCACCTTCAGCCACGCGCTGGTCGCCGGGTTCCATGCGTACAGCGCAGCGCCGGATTCGACTGTCGGGTCCGCGCTCGCATCCTGAACCAGGACGAAAATGGCCCCCTCCGGCTCCAGGGCGTCGCGTGCAGCGATATCCGCAACGAACAGGATCGGCGCGCCGGTTCCTGGCAGGCTTGCCAGCGCCTCGTTGATCAGCGCGTTGATCATCACGCTGTTGCCGATCGAGCGTGCCACGCCGGCGCTGTTCGTCAGGTAGGACTCCGAGTAGCTGCCATTCTCGACGAAGTAGAACGAATCGGGTTCCAGCGTACCCGGCAGGGTCGCCACTTTGAAAAATCGAATCTGAGCCATGTCATCACCAATCAGTCGCGCCCCATTGGGCACCGTCTACGCCATCCCTCCCGGGAGGCCCTTGGTCACCCGCAACAACCACAAGCACATCGGCCGGCGGCGTCACGGTGACTGCGTATTCCTGCATTTCGCTGAGCACAAGCGGCTCGCAATCAACATCGATCGCCAGTGCCCAGGGCTCGGCGGCATCATCCATCGCACCCTCCCCCATGGCTCACAGTGATCGGCCCGCTGTAGTACCGATGGACCGTTCCATCCGGGTATGTCACGTCCACGTCATAGACCGCAGCCGACCATTCCAGCGCCGCGGTAGCCGATGCCGATATCTCGCGCGAGATCGTTCCGGCGCCGGCGAGATCCAGACCAGAGCCGAGCGCCAGCGTCATCAGCACAGTCCCGCCTGGCGCATCGCGGATCTGCATCCGTACCTCGGCGCCAGCCAGGTCAACAGGTGGCTGGTAGATCAACTGTCCGCCAACAGGCGCCAGCCCAACGGCTGAGAGCAGGTTGATCTCGATCGTGTCGTCGTCGATGGACGCGACCCGGTGAGGCAATTGCCGAAGTCGAGCGCGGTTCAGTTCGGGCATGCCCTGGACACCATCAGCCCAGGCCAGCCACGTGCCAGGCAACCCGTGCCCAGGGATGGTCAGCCGGACAGGCGCGGTCGGTGCGATCTGCGTGATCGGTCTGTACACAAGGCTCGGCTGCATGATCCGCAGCGCGTCGCGAAACGTCGCCCCTTTCTCAATGCGCAGGGGCACACAGGCCGGCGTCATGCTGGCTCCTCCTTGGTTGTGAATTCGCATGTCAGACCCAGGCGAAGTAGCCGCTTGGGTCGTTTCGATGAACTTCGCCCGTTATCGGGTTGTATGCACCGCTCAGCCAGCGCTCGCGCTGCTGTTGGGTCAGCGCGCCGGCGTCGAAATCTAAAATTTCGGCGCCTTGCGGTCCGTGCGGCGTTACTGCTGGGGCGAGGCTGATATAGCGCTGCTGAACACCGTTCTGCCGGTCATCCCTGAAGAAACGCAATGCAAGAATTTTGTTCGAGAAGGACTGTACGGCGATATTGGGCTGCCCGCTGAAAGAGCTGAGCGACGACTGGAACCACAGAATTTCGTTCGTCGAGTCGCTCACATCCTGAAAGGTCGCCCTATCTGGAAACGCGATTGCATGCTCGCCGCCTGGCTGGCCCGTAACGTTTCCGGAGGCAACGGCGGCACCACTGATAAAGTCTTGCCATGAAATGTCGGTGCCAGTGGAATCTGGCGACCCCATGTTCGAATGGGATGTAGACTGGTGCGCGACTTGAAGCGTAGTCCCAGCAGATCCAGCAGCGAGAGAAAGGTCGTACCGAACCGAATAGACCTCATCGACTTCGACATGATCCCCTCCAACAACTCCTCCGGTGCGCGACCAGTCCCAGGTCTGCAGGACGCTGTACGTTAATGGCTCCAGGGCTCCAGAGGTTCCGTACCACATCCACAAAATACGCTCCACAGCACATGTTAATTGCCAATTGCCAGAGCGCACCGAGTATTCGACAGTCTCACCTGGCGGCGCTTCCGGCCCCTGCTCGTAACCTCCGCTATCCGCCCGCCAGATTCTGGTATACACATCGAGATCAACATCCGGGAGGCTAATTGCCGTGATCTGGTAATTGACCTGAGGATATGTAGCGACAACCGATAGTGTCGCGAAGAACCCAGCGCTACCAGTCGGCTGCAGGTGCAGTTCAACGAAAGCGGCACGCGCCCCGGTGTCAGATGCGCTCTTGAAATAGTTCACAAGGTACAGTCTGCGCGTGCCGTCATGTCCTCTATCGATTAACGACACGCTCAAACTGTGCGGGGAGGACTCAAGCCCTAGATCCTGCCATCCCAGAATGTTGGATGTCGCTTGCTGTTCGATCGGCACCGCTCCGCCATGATCAACGAAATACACATCAAACCAAAGCAGGCCGCCAGTTTGGCTGGTACTGACAGTCGCGCTGACCGTTCGGCCGCGAATAAAAGCAGCCGATCCGGCGTCCATGCCGCCATAGCACTGTCCAGATCCGCGCAAGATCGCTTTGCTCAGCCACTGCTCGTCTGGGTTGTCGGTCGTCACAGCCGGCTCCGGCATCCCAACATCCCATAGATAGCTATCCTGCATGAGCGCGATACTTGGCATATCCATGGTCGCGCCACTAGGCAGCGTAAGGACGGCCCCGCCAGCGCCAATCGCCTGCTTGATCAGCCCATGCCAGGGCCATCCCCACACATCGGGCGCGTCATCGAGAATGCTATTAGGAAAGGGCATTCTTGAACTCCATCACTACCTCAGCCCCGTTAGCATCCTGCATGACAATCCGTTTTACGCTCTTAAACCTGGCCCATGCCAGGCCATCGGTAGTCGGAATCAGAACACTATCGAAATACTCCCGAGCGCTAGCCGTCGGCTCGGTAAGAGGGCTGGCTATTCCTCCACCGCCGATTTGCTTCCCTTCTCCGTTGTAGTTGGCGGTCCCCCGACGCGCTGCTACTGCCCCGCGTGGATCTATCCTGCGGAGCGGACGGCTCTGTGTTTCCGGACGAATAATCCGGGTCAGTGCATCCGCAATCGAGTGGTCGGTACCGCGACGCTCAGCCTCTAAACGCGCGCCGATTGCTCGCCGCTCTTGTTCCGGGGTCATTGGAAATCACCAGATGCAAGCAAGTAGAGGTAGGTAGCACCAGTATTGTACACAAGCGCCTTGAAGAAACAGGCCTTCTGCCCTGAGGTTGATACAAACTCGATGCGAGAGTTGTTTTCAGATACCGAGAGCCAAGACTCGGCACCAACGAGCCCCCACAACTGGACCCCGCCACTGGAAGCGCTACTCAGTACGACAACACCATCGGCGGCTGGCTGCACAACCACGTCCAGGTCAAAGACTGCAAAGAGAGAACGACCCTCGGCTTCTTCAGGTAGAGGTATAACCAATTCGCGACCACTACCATCAAACGATGCGGATACGCGCACGATCGTTGTATCCGAGGCGAGGACTACCGGAGTCGAGTCGTTGATCTCCTGCACCTTGAACGTGCCGCCACCAGGACCAGGACCAGCCTGCTCGAGTATGGTGATTCGGCTCTCGATGCTGGCGAGAGTTCCCGCCGTCGCCGCCGCGTACACCTTCGAGCCCGAAGGCCACTCAACGGCCACACCCTCAGAGGCTCTCGCAACAGTGACATTCCCGCCGCTCTTTGCCGTCGCCTTGACCACTTCGTGAACAGAGCCTGACTCATCGGCAAGAGTGAGCAGGACGAAATCAGAAGGACCCGAGATGGGCAGAAGATCAGCCGCGGGAGCGGGGATGGTGAGAGAGAGCCCACCCGCCGACAGCGGGCCTGAGAGTTCTGTCTGCCAGTTATTGATCCAGCGTTGGCCCATGGCTACATCTCCAGCAAATCATCAGGAACCGAGACGCGGAAGGACGCACCGATCTCCGGCGAATATTCATCGCGGAGCGAGGCGGGTATCTCGGGAGCAGTTATGCGTAGTTGCCTCGGATAACGAGGCTGTGGACTGTTGTAGTTGTCGTAGTTACCGGAAAACCCGTCTTTCGATTCATCGAATGGGGGGTCATCCGGGTGACCAGCGATTTGCGACTCAAGGCGCCCATCGAAGGCTGGTAGTTCGGGGGCAGCCCCAGAGCTGCCAGGAGGAGTGAGGGCGTCGGAATCTCCTCCGCCACCGCGCATCACAGCAATACTCAGGGTGGTTATCGCGGAACCACTCTCAAGGTCAAAGCGATCAAGCACACGGCGACACTTCCCTACAGCCTTGATTCGCTGATCATCGAATTTGAGGGTGTGCGTCAAATCGACCGCCATGACCATGGATGTAGGGCAGTCCCAACTCACTGTCGTGCCCCTGTGAGCACCGACGAGAGTAGCTCGAGCCTGCTCAAGCAGACATGTCAGCGCGCCAATCCTGCGCGTCTCGCTGGGCTGATCAATGTGTCCAGAACTACCCCCGGTGATGGCAGCGCTTTCCCAGGACTCGGCAAGGTCGCTATCAACCTCAAACGAGGCCCGGGAGCGACTGATGATTGGTCCGGTCGCCAGCACGCTAGGTTGTACCTCTACCGCTATTCGGTATGACTCCGTAACCGCTTGCACCCAGCGACGCCCTGCGGCCCAGTCGGCGCCTAGCAACAGCCCCGTGTACTTGTTGACCCAACTTTGCGGAGGCGTGCAGTAAATGCCAGTGGGTGGCAGCGGATAGTATTCAGTCGACGATTGGATCAACGTTTGCCCTGAGCTGCTGGTTGCCGACTCAACCATTTCCGTATCCGGGAGTTCGTGCGACTCCGGACGCCAATTGCAAAATCCTGGCTCCCCGTCCTGCCCGTCCGTACCTGGCGCCTTCCATCCATAGTTGATATTCCATTGCCACAGCCGACTGAATCGGTAGTCACATTCGATCTCGACCCTGTTCGTCTGAGAACTCAGGTCGGCAAGCTCGACCGCAAGGGATCCGTATACCGTTGATCCAGGTCCAAACTCGAAGGTGGGCGCCACAGAATGCCATGACGTGACGCGGAGAGCGCCGTAAGCTGAGCAATCCAAGCTGCCCACTACGCTAGTCAACCGCTCCTGAGCATAATCCCAACGCGAGCGACCTTCGACGGACTCGAACACATCGGCGGACCACTTGCCACCCACCAGGGCATCGACATCCGCAATTGCCATGGCCTCCACACGCTGCTGCAATTGGTCCGTGCAACTAACGCCCAAGACTCGGCGGACAGGGTTCCAGGCTGGTTGCGTAACCCTACCCGTAAACCTTCGGCCCTGGCTCAGTTCCCCTGCGGTCTCCGTCGCATAGTCGATGGTTACGGTTCGACCGATCCAGTCCGCAGGAACAACAGGGGCGTCACCGAGATAGATCGAAAAGGACGCGACGCCAGCAGCGCCCTCTTCACGATCGATCTCAATCTCCCCTGTCAGGAGTGGCGTAACGTCAACATCGCCAACCCGCACGATAGCGCGCCATGTGAAAGCGAAGCCTGGGATGATCGGCTCAGGACCAGGCACACTGGAGTGACCGACCGAGTTCAGCGCAGCGCTATTGAGCGGTCCACGGTTGAGCATCAGATTTCCTCGGCGACAATTTGCCAGGTCCGACTGTTGTTCGAAGAGTCAAGCGCCTCAGGAGGGATCGACGCGAAGACGTGGAATAGCGGCCACCACTCGACGCGGTAGAGCTGCGCGCCAGGGATCTCCGACACAGTTACCACCTGGCCGGCGGACGACACGTCCGTTCTGACCCACTCACGGCCGACCAGCGCCAGCCCCCACGGACTGGTATCGGGGCGAACCTCTCCAGGGATTGTGAATACTCGGTCGGCGGCAGTACGGCCGGAAATGCCAAGCGACGCATTGCATCGCAGCTCCAACGGGTTGTCGAAGTCGAGTCCAAGCATCCCCGTGCCGATCCATCCTGAACCGCTGATGGTGATTGCCGTCTTGCGCCAGTGCGTCATCTGTACTGCCGCACCTCCGCTGAGCCTCAATCGCTCGACGCCGCCATCTACAGCTTGGTACTGACACTGCGGGGCGCCGCCGTGTATCACGATCGGTACGCCCCCAAGCATCACGTTCGGAATGATCATTCCCAACTCCATAAAAAAGCCCGCGCTAGGCGGGCTCGGTCATTTTGGGCGTGTCCGCCCGAACTTCGAGGCGGCCTTGCGTATATCTCGGAGCGTGTCGTGTGTCCCGAAAACGGTGAAACCGGCATCGTCTCCGCCCAGATTGAGGGTCAGCGAACCCAGGTTTTGCATGGCTGCCGGCGGATTCGCCTGCTGAAGCGCCGCGGTCGGAATCTCGGGTATCTCGGGGAGAGTTCGTTGATACCTCTGCGACATCTGCAGTGACTGCACCGCGTTGAAGATGCGCTCTCCTCCGCGCATCATCATCAACTCCGGCCCACGCTCCCCAACCCACGCCATGCCAGGGGGAGCGCTCTGCGTACCAGTGGCAAACCCGGGTATCTTGGGGGTGATGCTGGGCACGCCCGGCAAGCCCATCTCCGGAGGCGGAACCAGCGTGATAGGTATCACGAGCTGCTCAGCCAGTCCGGCGGCGATGTCGGCGACCTGCTTCTTCAAGGTCTCCGCGCTTTCGAAGTCCATTCCGAACGATACCTCGACGTTTTGCACAGCCTTGATGCGCTCCTCGAGGTCGGCCAGGTTCAGGCGGTTGACGTCATCCGCAGCCTTGGCATTACCAGCCTCGACCTCTGCGGCCTTGTTGGCGATGCGCTCCACCTCCTTGGCCACGCCTTCGAAGCCGTAGCTGTTCGCGCCAGCGTCCTTCAGTTGCTGAAGGATCTGAAGCGCGCGGCGCGCCTCCTCGATCGCTTTTTGGTTGTTGCCAGCGGTCAGGGCGTTGCGAGCCGAGGCCTGGGCCGCAGTGGCATCACCAAAGGTCTGCGTTCCGGAGGTGGGCGTCGCCTGGATGCCCTTCACCAGATCGGCAAACTCCTTGCGGACATCTGCCTGGCGCGAAAGCGCGTCGTTGAGGTTCTTGGTGGACTGCTCAAGGAGGGCCTTGGTCCGAACAACCTCAGACTGGAGATCGGCGACGTTCTGTTCCCGAGCCCGCTTCAGGGCATCGTTCTGGCTCTTCACGATCTGCTCTTGTCGAGCCTTCTCGGTGGCGAGGGTGGCTGTAAGGCTGCCCTCCCCCCTTTTTACCAGAGTATTCGCCGTGTTGATTCCCTTGGCAACATCGTTCAACTGGTTCGCAACCCAGTCGACGACGCCTGTTTCCTTTGCGCGACGCCCCCAGTATTTCTGGGTTTCGGAAAATATCCGGTTCAGCCCTGCACCAATCTCCGGGGCAAACGAAGCCATCTCCTCGCGGAGCTTCGGCAGTTCCTTCCGCAACGCGATAACGATCTGCTCCGAGGTCAGTTCGCCGGCGGCAGCCATCTCGCGAAGCCGGCCGACAGTCACCCCGAAGGAGTCCGCCAGGGCGCCAGCAATGCGATCCGAGGACTCCAGAACGGTATTGAACTCTTCGCCCCGCAGAACACCACTGGCGATGGCCTGGGAGAACTGGGTAATGACCGAGGCCGACTCCTCGGCAGATGCCCCACCGATTTTCAGGCCGAGCGACACCGCCTCTACGGTTTCGAGGGCGGCTCGCTGATCCATGCCCGCATCACGAAGCGGGCGCTGCAACCGCGAATAAAGGCCGATGAGGTCGCCGACATCGCCCTGAACATCATCAGCGATACGGTCGAGTTCGATCTGCGCGGTGTTGAACTCTTCCTGCGAGCGGGTTGCCAGGCGAAGCCTAGTATCAAGCCGGCCAACAGTGTCGGCCCCGTTCGCTAGCTTCGCCGTTGCAGCGCCTACCGCGGCGGCGAGACCTGCAACCGCCAATGCCGGGCCGCTCCCGCGGAGAGAGCCGATGCTCGACAGCCGCGAGCCGGCACCAAGCGAGTTGAGTTCGCTCTTGGTCTCCGCGATCTGCTTCTTGAGCGCCCGCTGCGCAACGGCAAGCTCCCTTGTGGATAGCGTTCCGCTGGACCGAAGCAAGCGATATTGCTGGTTCAACTGCCCGATGGCAGCCTGCAGTTCGCGCACCCTGGCGACTCCCAGGGCGCTACGCGCTTGCTCCAAGTTGTAGCGGCGCTGCTCGATCGCGCTCTGCTTGATCGCTGCGGCCTGTTGCCGGAGGCTGGTGGTGGCCGCATCATTCCGGCCAGCCTGGAGGTTTCGATCCAGCTCCCGCTGGAGCCGCTGCCGTTCGGATGTCAGGCTCCTCGTATCCAGCCCGGCCTGCTTCAACTCCCGGCGCATCGCTCCGAGTTTGGCTACCTGGACGGTCTCTGCCCGCTCCAGGCTTCGCAGGTCCGAAATGGAGTCCCGGTACGCCTGCTGCAATTCGCGGCTTGGCCTGATCGTCGATGCCAGCTCGTTGCCGAGCGTGCGGATCTGCTCGCGCGCCGAGCGCGCCTGGCGTTGCGTGTCCTCAAGGGTGCTTTCGAGAGCAGTGAAATCGTTTAAACGCTTGAGAGGTTGCGCGACTTGCCTGACCAGTTCGGCGTATTCCTTGCGGAAACCTGACACCTCGCGCAGCGCATCATCGAGGTCAGCAGTCAGCCGGATCTTTACGTCAGCCATTTCATTCAGCCTTCAGCGCGGTCAAGAACAGCGACCAGGGATATTCAAGGACGTGGTGATGCCCAAGCCTCACCAGAACGCAAATGGCGCGCTCCAAACTCCTCAAGGCTTGTCGCGGAGTTTCGAGAGACGGCCCAGCATTCCGAAAAAATGCGGGTTCACCTCTTTACATGCATCCCGCAACTTGGCGAGCTGGCTAGGCCGGAGATCGTTAATTTGGCTCTCCGTAACCGACGTCATCAGGCACAGATCGGAAAGCCTGATATCTTCGAAGAGAGCATTACTGACGAGGTCTTGGTCACTGACCTCTTGCATTAGCTTTCGAACATCCGCAACGCTAAGTTCGCGAACAGTTATTTCAACCCCATCGATATCCACAACCCTGCTCGCAGTAAAGCTAGACATTTCAACCCTCCGGGAAACACAAGCCCCGCCGTAGCGGGGCAATCATGAGCGGACCTGCTGACAGGACCAATATCACGCAGTAGCCAGTTCCTTCTTGATGTTGAAGTACTTCGACTTTCCGGCGCCGACCTTGGTTGGGTCCATCAGCACCTTGGCAGTGGCCTCGGCGGCCAGGAAGTCTTCGGTATTGAGCCAGTCCTGTTGGCTCGACGGGTTCAGACGGCACCGGAAATAGCGCGCCTGGATACGGCGCTGGGTACCGGCTGCGTTCTCACCCTCGAAAAGGCATTCGAACGTCTTGCCGCTGTTGGTCAGCGCCTCGATCACATCCACGGTGGCGGACTTGTAAGTCACCTTGATCGGCGTGGCCGCAGAGATCGCCCCCCCTTCAACGATTTCGATGCCGGCGCCGGTCATGTTCCAGTCGTCGAACTCTTCGTAGGTCGTGCTGCCGTCATCGCTCTTCACGCTGGTGATCTCCAGCGGCATGAAGTCGAGCGCGATCGTGCCTCCCGGAACGGCGGTGTGCGCTTCGTCGGTATGGGTGGCAGAAGGAACGTTGGTGGCGTCCCCCCACACCAAGGCAGCCAGGATGCTGGTCTTGAGTTCGCGGAAGTTGATCGACAACCCGACCGAAGTGATGCGCGAAACGGCATCGTACTCACCGCCCTGCGGGGTGGTGGTATCCGGCAAAGTGATCTCGTTGGTCTCGATGGTCTGCTGGATAGTGGACACCAGGCCAGCGAACTGGAAGGGGGTGGTAGCACCGGACTCGCGGATCTTGAAGGGTCCGCCGATCACGTACGTCTCTTTCTCGATAGCCATATCAGGCCTCCTTCTTGATCACGCCTTCGCGGCGCAGAAATTCAACCTGGTCAGGGCTGACGTTGATCTTTTCTCCGGCCGCCTTCTCCTTGCCCTGGTGCCAATGCACCTTGGCCAGGGTGACCTCGACGGCCTTATTCAGCGCAGCCGACGGCGCGGCGTCGACCGGAGCCGGCGCCTGGGTTTCGCTCTTCATGGGTTACCCCTCGATGATGGTTTTCAGATAGACAGGGATTCGAATCACGGCAGCGGCCACCGCATCACCCGGCGGGTAGGGTTCGGGCGCGCCCAGTGTCAGCCCGGTAATGCCGCGGTCTCGGGGCAGCCAGCGCAGGAACTGCCCCTTGGGGGCAGGCATCAGGCACGCCAGCAGGTCGAGCTGCAGGTCCTCCAGGGCCTCTTCATAGTGGTCATACCAGCCTTGCACCGCGCCTACCACGTCGAAGCCGCGATGGAAGCGAACGCCGGCGTCGAGATGCTCAGGCGGCTGCTCCTTGGCCGGCTGAACGACGATCAGCGGGAAGCCTTGCCTGCACTCCTTGATCAGTTCGTTGAGCCAGCCGGAGAGCACACGGGTACCTGCATCCGTGCGGTAGCCGTTGGCCGGCGTGATCGTTTGCAGGCGCGCCAGCAACGCTCGTCGCCCCACGGTCAAGACGTTGGGTTTCAGCATAGGTCCTTCCTGCAGGCGGCGGTCAGGATGTGCCCATCGTCCGCAACCATCTCTTCAACCATGAAGCGCTGACCACCCACGATGAACACGTCACCCCGACTCGCGCCGGGCAGATCGATCTTGCGCCAACTGATCCCGATCTTGTCTGTCTGAAACATGCCCTCCGGACCCGTCATCATCAGGTTGTGATCAATGATGACCTCGAAGCCGCAGGACGGTGGCGCGCCCGAGGCGCTCTGGTGAGTCGCCCGCCCATCGGCGAAAGTCTTCATTACCGTCTGATGTAGGCGATCCCGCCAGTTCGCCCAACCCATGGGACTAGCCTCCTGCACCTTCAGCCGCTGGAGCCGAAACGCCATTGAGCCGGCAGCGGCCAACCGCGGAGGGATTTGCTGCCGCCTCGGTAGCCAGCCCCACCAGGACCAGGCCCGCGCCAGGCGCATTGGTCAGATCGCCACTGGCTGCATCCAGGTAGAGCGGATCACCCACGACCCACGCTTGGGCGGCCACCTTCTGCAGCTCGAACACGCCAGTCGTTTTCAACTCGACGGGCTGCCCATCGGTGACGGTGGTTGCGGCGACGCCGAGGATGGCGCCGACCTTGTACAGCTTGCCCGATACTGCTCCACCAGCGGGAGCGGGGACGGTGAGCATGTCGCCATGTTGGATGAAGGTCTTCATGATTTACCTCGCAAGGAGTTCGTAGAAACACAAAGGGCGCCCCGTGGCGCCCTTCAGCTTGACTCTGCCGATCAGTTACCGGCGTTCTTGTAGGCCCCGCGGTAGTCGATCCAGGCCGCGCCGAAGACCAGCCGCGCCTTGATCTCCATGCCGTCCACCTCGAACCCCTCGCGGGTCTCGGTGAAGACGCCCTGCTCGCCTTCCAGGTAGGCATACTCAAAGGTGTCAACGACGCCCGGCGCGGCGTACAGGTACCACTGGTTGCCCGTAATGCGCGCATCGACGATCACCGTCAGCGAGGCGTTGCGGCTGTCGTTGATGTCGGCGTTCTTCGCCGGCACGTAGTTGGAACTGGTGAACTGGAAGGCCTCCAGCTCCTTGTCCGGCCCCACCACCAGGAACTCCGGCGCCAGGTTGAGGAAATGCCCGGCCTTGGACTTCTGCTTGCGCATCGCGGCACGAGCGGCCGCCAGTGTGGCGGTATTGATCGGGCCGCCGCTGGCGGCGACGTTGCCGTGCGCATCCGAGAACAGGTCCTCTCCATCGACGAACTCCGGATTACCCAGCAGCAGATCCCACACTAGGTTCGATTCGGTCTGTCCCGCCGCCGCACCCAGCGCTTGCGGAATACGTGTCAGCGCCGAGAGATCATCATTGACGATCGCCTCCCAGGTGATCGCGATGATCTTGCCGAACTTGGCCACCTTGATCGGCGCGCCTTCTTCGCCCAGGGAGCCGTACTTGTACTCCCCGTGCTCGTTGACCTTCTCCAGCGCGGCGATATCGCCCAGCGCCACGCGGGTTACCTCGCGGAAGTCCGGGACGGTGGTCTGGCGGCCGAGCGGGCGCCAGGTCTGCGGCGCTAGCTCGTAGGCATCGCGCAGCGTTCGGTTCACGGTGCTGCCCAGAAGCAGCGGGAAATCGCTGGTGGTGTGCATGCCCGCTGCCCGGAACGCCTGGCGGTCACAGCCCAGGGCAGCGCGCGCCACTTCCTGCGGGGTCAGTCCGCGGACCTTCCCCCCAACCAGTTCCACGGACTCGCGGGCCATGTCGATCAAGCGCATGCCGCGAAACTCGCGGGCGGCCTCCTCCAGCTTCACCTTGGGGTTGCAGCGATGCAGCAGGGCGTTTTGCATCGCCTCGCGCTTGGCGGCAACGACCGACAGGTCGATATCGCTGGTCACGCCGGCGTGCGCGCTACGAATTTCCGGCTGCTCGGACTGCTGCCGCTCGGCCAGCTTGTCGATCAGCTCGGCGCTGGCCTGCTCGAGGGCCACGCCGCGCGAGATCAAGTCCTCCGCCACGTCCTCGTCCAGCCCCACCTTGCGCGCCATCTGGCGGATGCTCAGGCAGCGCTTGCGCTCAGCCTCGGCGGCTTCACGGCGAATCGACTCCTCGGCCGCGCGTTTCTCTTCTTCGGTCATTGCATTTTCCTCTCTTGGGTTGGCCACGGCGGCCGGTTGTTCGGTCGGCGTCTCGGCCTCCCGGGTCTCGAAAAGGGTGGTGAAACGTTGGCCCTGGTAGTCGGCAGGAGTCTTGGCGTTTCGCACCTTCGCCCCATCGTCGAATCCAATCGGCACAAGGGAGAGCTCCATTGGCTCCCAGTCCACTGCCCTGTAGGTCGGAAGCTTATCGTCAGGGGCCTCGATCAACTCGTAGCGATGGACGGAATAGCCCACGCTGATATTGCGCAGGATCCCGTCGCGCACGTCCTGGAAGATCGACTCGACATCCTCGCGCTTGCTGAAGCGGACCAGTGCGTGCCCCGCTCCCCCTTCCAGCCAGGCGCGTTCGACGACGCCAACCACGTCACCCAACTCCCAGGCGCTGTGGGTGTTCAGGAACGGCGCGCCGTTGTTCAGCCGGTCCAGTCGGACCGCCTCGGGCGTCACCTCCAGTTCTTCCATATACGCGCCGATATCCCAGGACCAGCGCCGCCCCTTCGCCCCGGTAGTCCAGGTCAGTTCAGCGGTTCGGTTCTCGATATCGACGGAGCCCGGCCGCACCGCGGCGCGCAGGCTCAGCATCGGCGTCTCATGCGTCTGGGTCATTGCCGTCATCTTTTGAAGTCTCTTCAGGTGCTTGCTGGGAATTGCTCCCCTGCGGTTTGGCTTGCGCCTGGCCCCCGTTGGAGACCTTGCGCGCGTCGTAGTCGAAGACCAGCCCGAGCTCATCCACCTTCGACAGGTGGGCGGCATAACGGGTCAGCACATCGTCCGGGTCGGTGTAGCCCATCTCGCGCAGCGCATCGTCTGGTGTGATCAGGCCAAGGCGCAGGCGATCCTTGATCACGCTCACCTCGGCACTCGGATCCACCATGTCCCGGCGCGGCGGTACCCATTCAGACAAGGCGTCATCCAGGACGCCGCCAGGCAGCAACGCTTGCGCCTCCATGAACCACTTCCAGACCGGCTCGCAGAGTTGTGGAATCAGCATCCGCCACTGCCATACATCCACCCGCCGGGCGAAATGCAGCCAGCCCATCCGGCCACTGGAGAAGTTGACGCCCTTCAGGTCGCCGGCCAGCAGTTCGTACGGCACCCCAAGTCCAACTGAGATCGCATGCAGGGCCTGCCACGAATAGGCGGAGTAGCCGTTGAAGACCGGCGGCGCCGCGAAGCTCACGCTCTCGCCAGTCCCCAACTCCTGGATCAGCCCGGGTTCCATCCGCTCGATCAGCGGCGGCCTCTTTCGTTCGAGCCCCGTGATCGACTCATCCTTGGTGACGAAGGCCGCGAAACACGCCGCGATCTTCGCCTGCTCCATGATCGCGTCCTCCATCTCGTCGAAGCTGCGCATGCGCTGCATCACCGGCGCCAGCCAGCTGTAGCCGCGCGCCTGCCCCGGGCGCTTGGACAGAAAAACGTGAATCACGTCCTCGGCGGGAATGCGCCTCGACTCCAACGAACGCATTGCCAGCGTACTCCCGGGGTGCTCGTCGAACAGCCAATAGGCGACACGCCGCCCCACCGGATCGAACTCCACCCCCTGGATGATTTCGTTCTTGCCATTCTTGCCACTGCGCGCTTCATCGAGAAAATCCGCCTCCAGCACTTGCAGTTGCATCGGTACGGGTAACCCATCGCTACTGAAGCGCTTCCGCCGTCGGACCAGGCATTCGCCCGCCTCGACAATGGCCTCCATGACCTTGTGCTGCAGGCCATAAAAGTTCTCCAACCCGTCGGCGTCGCAGGCCAACGTCTCGGCCCAGGCCCGCCAGAGCGCGCCCAGCTTGTTGTTGGCTCGATCACTGCGCGCCATGGGCCGGGGTACCACCCCCGCACCCACCACGTTGTCGGCAATCCCCGTCACCGCCCGCTCGGCATAAGGGTTGTTTCGGCGCAGATCCCGTGCACGGTTGCGCAGTCGCCCAAGCGCCGGGGCGTTCTCGGCATTGGCATCGGTCCCCGCCGAGCGCCAACCTTCATTGCGCCGACCGCCCGCGGCTCCCTCGAAGCGTCGAGCCAACAGACCCGCCGAAAGCTCCGCGCGAATTTTCTTCAGGCGCAGTTCGGCGCGTCTCGCGGCCAGGCCGGGAAACCAAGTCTCGAACACGCTCATGTCAGTAGCCTTTGGAAAAAGAGGTGTAGCGGCGTCCGCCGTCGTTGTTCGCAGAAAGCCCCAGTTCATCCTCCATCAACCGGAGGATACGCAGCATCTCTTCAACCGACCGGTAGGTGACGCTGCGATCCGCATAGCGAACCGAAAGCGCCCCCTCCGCCACCGCCCCTTTCAGGGCTCGGTGTTGTTCCAGGGTGTAGGTCATCACGCTTTCTTCCAGTAAGAGGACTGCACCCGCGGGCGCTCATCCGTAGTTGGCGATAGCGCCTCAACTCCCGCAGCGGCCAACCTCTCCAAGTCCAGGCCGAAACGTTGCTGGCTGATTCGCAACGCGGCCAGGGCGTACACGAAACAGTCCAGCGCTTCGTTGCGGCGCCCTTGATTGTCCCAGCGATACTGCTGTACACCCTTGACGACCTTGAGCACCTTGCTTTCGGAGGTCAGTTGCCTGACCTCCATCTCGTCGCAAATAAGGTCGTTTGCCGGCAAATGGATTACCTGGGGCTGGGTAATGCCTGCCTGGGACTTCGACACATCCAATGGCAGTCGTAGGCGGCTGTAGAACAGCTCTTTGGCGTTATCCGTACCGACGGTTGTCAGGTACACGCCTCGCTTGTTGCGTTTCGTGGGGAAGCTGGCGATCGGCTTGCCGTAAACCGGTGCGCCGATGATTGGGATCATCCAAAGCAAGCCGTTCTTCTTGCTGTCGTCGCAGACTTGATCGATGTAGTGGCCGCCAGCATCCCAACACCAGCGCTCTACTTTCATCACGAGGCCATCGCTCCGAGTGAATTGGCGGTGCAGTTCCAAATCGCGCTTGCGGCGCAGCTCTTCACCACCTGGATCACCCATCAGCACGAAGCGATAAACCAGCCAGCACTCTTCGTTAGGCCCCCATGCCCAGACTCTCCCCTCATAGCGATCATCCTGCGTATCGCCGCCGCCAGTGAGGATCACCGCCTGGGCCGGAATCTCGCCTTGCCAGACCTCGCGACGCCCAAGCAGCACGTCCCACTCGACGCGCTCGCCCTGGTCTTCCTCCCATGTCTCGCCAAGGGTTGTGTTGACGAACGTCTTCAGGTCGCTGCGACTACCCTTCGCCTGAAGGAAGTCCTGTGCAATCCGACCCCAGGTCACAAAGAAGCTATAGGCTGTCCAGATGTGAAAGCTGATGGACTCTGGGGTAGGAATCGGCGCCCCCTCCACATCGAAAAAGTCGAAACCATCCCGGGTCCAGATTCCAGTCTTTTCGCAAATCCAGCGCGCCTTGTACTGCGCCTCAAGCGCCTCTGAGTAACGGATCAGGCAGCCGGTAGCCTCACACACATACCAGGCATCTTCCGGCTGTTCAGGGTCCCACTTGATGCCATAGGCGCAATCCTTGCCGCCCCACTTCAAATACTGCTCAGCGCCACAGTGAGGGCAAGGAATGTGATAGCGCAGCAAGTGTGGCGATTTCTGGACAGCACCCTCAATCTGGCAACCGCCTCGATCGATTGGACCTCGCAGCTTAGGCGTGCTGCCCCTGATCGACTTCGGAAAAGTCGAGCCTTCAATCCGCTTGTCACCCAGGACGAGCGGAGACCCCTCCTTATCGATGTCGTGATCGAAGGCTGCCAATTCGTCATAGATGACAGTGTCAGCAGAAATAGCTCGATAGTTCTTCGCTGCCTTACCGCCGCGGCACCACAACTGCTTGCCATGGCTGAACTTCTTGATGTCGAGCGTGTTGTCCCGGCTCTTCTTGCCGCACCAAGGCGCCAGCGCGCGGACGGCTCCAACGTCCCGGATCATGGTTTCGATCTCGGACTTCATGAACAGGTCGGCGCTACCATCATCTGGCACAAAGAACGCGATATGCCGACGCTTGTGCTCAATCTGGTAAGCCGAGGCCGCCAGCAGCATCTTGGAGTAGCCGACGCGGGCGGACTTGATCACGTTGACGATTCGAATCTCGTCGTTGCCCATGGCGTTGAGCATCGCAACCTGGTAGGGAAGCGTCTCCCAGCGACCTTCTTGGTAGGAAGATTCGCTGGACAGGTAAAAATTATCGTCAGCCCATGCCACAGGAGTCTGAGGCGCGTCTCGGCGCAGAGACAGTAAGCCGGCTGACATAGCAGCCTGGCAGGCCTCAATCTGCACTGTCGATAAACTCGTCATGCCACTCCGGTAGGCGATCTGCCGCCTGGGCGATAGTGTTGCGCGCCTTTGTCAGCTCTCGGCTAATCGAGTCGAGTTGCCCAGGAGTGAGATCGGGGTGACGGCGACGCAGTGTCATGACCACCGTATCGAATATCGAACCGGCGGCCGGAATGAATTTTGCGAAAGCGAAGGTGATGAACTCAGCGGGTATCAGCCGCTTCTTGGTTACTTCGTTCTTTAGCTCCTGAGCCTCGGACTGAGCCGCAGTAAGCCGCAGGCGCTCCTGAGTAAGTCGGTATTCGATCAGCGGATCAATATCGCCAGAGTCAGGGGCCGTTTCCGGTTTGACCTGAGCGCTTCCAAGTCCTCGTAGATAGCGGATATAGGCCAGCCGGCATGCATCCACGTCGAACCCGCCCCTGCCCTTGGAGCCAGGCAGCACACCGTCTGCGATGAGATTGCGCACCTGGCGATCACTGAGATCGAGGTGCTTCGCCACTTCGATCTGAGTTGCCATGCGATACCCAACCGGAACCGGAAACGGAAGTCGTGAAAAATGCCCGTATATAGAGCGAGAACGAGGCTCGAATTACCCTCTGACGGGGCCACCCCGGGGAGGACCCGCGACGCACCACTTTGGTGCATCGGTCAGCGCCTCGCAGCGAACCGAGCAGCAACGCCGCGCATCGCCACCTCGAACTCGCGCGACAGGTTCTCGTCGGCGTACTGCTGCGCGATCTCGAAGAAGCTCAGCCGGCGGCGGTACGAAGGGCGAGACACGAAGGCCATGATGACCGAGACAGCATCCCGGCCTCGGCCTGTTCGCTCAGCAATGCCTATGGGCTGGCCCTTACGGGTCATAACGAAGTAGCGGCGAGCATTACCCTTCGCCCTGCTCCGTCTGCTATCGGTCGCGTTCGCGTTGTACCCGGCCTGGCTGAAGCCGCGGATGCCGCTCAATGCCTTGGTGACCTGGCCGCGCCTGATGTTCCCGTAGCGATCCAGGTCCGCGCCGGCACCAGGCACCACGTACTTACCTTCGGGCAGTATCCCCTTGGCCCTGAGCTGAAGCTCGGCCGGCTTGTTCCGACGCGGCCCACCGTAGACTTCGGGGGCAATCCACACCGATGCAGGCTGCGCACCGTCCGCTTCGTCCTTGAACCAAACCCGCGCTTCCAGCCGATCTTTCCTTGCTGGCACCATGCGCAGGCTGTTCAGGGTGTACGGTGTCGGGCGGTCGAACACGACTCGCATCTCATCGCGCAATCGGTCCATCAGGCCTTGCGCGGTACGCGTAAGCGCAGTGGCTGTCGCGTAGGGAATCTGCCGCTGCTCAAGCTCAGTCAGGTCGGCGAGCTGCTGCTGGAACCCTTCCGGCTTGATGCTGATCATCTTCTGCAATACCTCGGCAGGCCGGCGATGTGCTTACGCAACGCCTCAATCATCAGTTCGCGCCGCTCGACTCCGGCTCGGAGATCAGAAACAACTTGTCCATCAGCGGCAGCAAGGACGGCTCTTCCTGCATCAGCGCTGCCGGAGGCTCCGGGAGCCTGGCGCACTCCGTCTGCGGGACAGCGGGCTTTGACGTACACGACGCGAGCACCAGTGCCGATAGCATCGCGGCGCAATTGGTTTTCTTCATAGGAGGCCTGTAGTGCTGCTTGGTAGGTTCGGGCCAGGGCATCGGCCTCGGCCTGTGCCTGGGTGTCGCGCTGGGCCTGCTGGGCCATGGCGGTGATCGTCTCGGCGGATTGCTCGACGGCGGCCTGCAGGTCATCACGCTGGGCGGTCACGTGATCGAGGCGCCAGAACACAAGCGCGCCTACCAGGGCGACCACCAACCAGGGCCGCCAGGTCACTGGTCGATCCTCCGACCAACCTTGAACATGAACGTCTGCTCTTGATCGAGCATCGAGTTGACGATGCCCTCAATGACCGAGAGCAGGGAGACGACCAGCTCAAGCGGCGCCCACTTTGCGAACGCTAACGGGCAATCGCTATCGACATCCCCTAGCCACATCGGAATGCCGTAATAGCTCCCGTGGTGCGAGGCGCCGATGCGTCGCGCCTCAGCTTTCGTCGTGAACCCGAGCATCATTCCCCCTTGAGCGCAGCGCGCGCCCAATCGAGGCGAGCCGCACGGTCGTCTGCGCCGTTGTAGCCGCCGTTGATCTTCAGCGTGATCCGCTCGAATCGACCTTGATCAGCCAGGTCGTTTAAACCCCGCGACTGCCAGAACCACCCCGCGGCGATTGCTGCCCAGCTCCGTTGCTCCAGCAGTTCCGGTTGCGCCACCAGTGGCAGCGCCAGGGCGCGGGCGGCTTCCGCGTAGTTGTCGTGACCGGTGATCATGATCAGGCCACGACCACGGTATCGATACCCATCGCCCGTATCCGGCGACCCATTGCCCATCCTGTTGGCATAAACGCGGTTCGCGATGCGCTCTGGCTGGCGGGCGTACTGCTTCGCCTCGGTCGGCGTGAACCGCTTCGGCCAGGTCTTGAGCAGACCCTCGGCGGAGTAGTTCAGGTTCTCGACCAATCGGCGCAGACTCTGGCTTTCGTGCCCGACCTGGGCGAGAAACATCGCCGCACGCTCGGGCGTGTTGATCTCGAACCGGGCCATGGCGCCGTTGATGTGCTCGAACCAAGTCGTTGCAGTAGCAGCACCACACCCGGTAGCGCGGTCGAGTTGATCGGCGGTGATCCTCATTCGCCAGACCCTCGACGAGGCAGCTTGATCCCTGCGTAGCGGTCGGCCAGGTCACGGATCTTCTCGACGCCCAGGAAGCCGATCCAGCCACCAATGAAGGTGGCCATGCTCTGCGGCACGCCGAAGAACTCGAAGCCGCTGATGATTGTCAGCGCCAGCCCGCCGCACAGCGCACCCTCCAAGAGAGCCTGCCGGCGAGTGCCGCCGCCGTAGATGATCCTAGCCATAGCCATGGCCCACGACAGCAGGGAGGCGTAGATGATCGGCGCATGCTGGCTCAGCCAGGCGAGCAGAGCCGCCCAAGTGTCGGGTTTGTCAGGCATCTTCATCGTCTCAGTTCCCCTCGCCGGGGCGGAAATGAAAAAGCCCAGCGCAAGGGCTGGGCCAGGGATAGGTGCAGGTGCGGCCTTTCAAGGGGGCCGCGCACCCCGCAGCGCAATGCGCCACCTGCAGAAACGAAAAAGCCCAGCTCGAAGGCTGGGCTTTTTTCTATGGCGTTCCGCTCTGCGGCAGTTCGCCTAAGCGGCAAAACCGCAATGTATGACGAAAGGTACAGGGCGCGATTATCACTGTCAATACGTCCAGCCTGTACATTTTTTCAGGCAGCCTTTTTATCCTCCATCACGAAGCACGCCAGCAGAGCCGACAGGCCCGCTCGAACCAGCATGCGCGCGTCCGCGTAGCTGATCCCCATCCGGTCCTGGATATCTCGATACGACATGCCATGGATGAAGTAGAGGATCAGGCTGCGAATGGCATCCGGGTCTTCGTCGTAGAGACGTGCGAGAAACCGGTCTACTTGCAACGCCCGATCATCACTGATGCAGGGGAGCACAGCAGCAAACCGTTTTTCGTTCGCCGGGTTCCGTTTCATCAGCGCCAGCATGGGCGAAGAGCCGCGCGGCGTGCCATTGTCGGACCATACCCACAGCCCGTATTGCTCCATCAGAAATTCCAACGCCTTGATGTTCATTTCAGTCGCCTCTGAAGTGGGAGCCGCCGGCGCCCCTCTGGTTGTTCTCTTCTCGCGCCAGCCTGCTCGCCTGGCGTCGCTGCTCATCAAGCAAGCGCTTCACCCACATCCGCAGTTGCACCACTGCATCCCGCTGCTCCAGCGCCAGCCCCGTCACCCCATCAACGAAGCCAGCGGCACCGCACGCGTCGCAATCAATGTCGTAGAACACTCCCCGGCGCTGACCCTGGCCATTGCAGGCCGGGCACGGAACCAAGTGACGCGGTTTGTTCGTAAGATCCGGACCATGCTTCTTCATGCTGCAGCCCTCTTCGCGTCCCTGGCCTTGGCTCGATACAGGGCCTTGATTGCCTTGATTTCTTCCACAGTCCACTTCCTTGCGTCATGCGGCCCCTCCAGGCGCGCTACAGCCGCCGCGCCGATCTTCGCCACCAGGTTGATCCGGTAGTTCACGACGTCCCCCGACTTGTGGTTGTTGCATGGGGCGCATTGCTTGTGGACGTTGTCCTCGTCGAACCTCAACTCGGGATGGGAGCCTACGGAGCGGTAATGCCCGGCGTGATACTGCCCGTCATGAAAGCGCCCACAACTGATGCAGGGGCGGTCCCAGTCGCGCCAGCGGATGAACTCGTTGAATGCGGCCTGAGCCTCCCTCAAGTGGTCTGCACGACTCTTCAACTTCTCTTTCCGAACCTTGACCTCGCGGCGCTCGCGTTGCTGGATCGACTTGCGCTCCTTCTCCTGCTTCTGCCGAGCGATGACGATTCCGCACTCTGGGCTGCACCACGTCTGAAACGACTTCACCGGGACGAAGGGCGCGCGGCACGTCGACACTGCGCACTTCTTCGGCCGGGGCTTCCGTGCCGACAACGTCATGCCACCTCCCGCGGGAAGGTGATCTGGTGATGGCGCTCGCAAACACCGCACGCCTCCTTCGCAGTCGCAACCGGGGTGCAAATGAATTCACCCTGCACACTGGCCCGGTAGTGAGCCTCGCCGGCGACCAGGAACTTGCAGACCTTGTAGGGCGGCTGGGTGTCGCTAACCATCAGATAGTCGTTGAGTACGCTCCACTTCATGAGCGATCTCCTCCTTTGAGTTGTTTTCGAAGCTGCGCAAGCGCAGCAATTCCAACGGATTGGGTTCGCGCTTTCTGGTGGGTGACCTCTCCCTCCGGAACCTTCCCGAGCGCCTCGCCACGCGCCAGCTTCTTGATGATCTGTCGGTAGGAGATCTCCAGCGCCGCAAGCCCATCCTTTCTTGACAGAGCCTGCAGCCGGCTGAATCCAGCGCCAGCGGCTGCCCAATACACCGCAGGGCAACTCCATTTCGCGGCTCCGACCATGGCTGGGTGGGTATTGGCCAGCGCCTCGCGATATGCGTCATCAAGGGATGGCAGGCCGAAGACCTCAGGAGCCCAGCACCAGGCGCAGAACTGGCCGGCAGACGGAACAAGCGGCCTTGCCTGCGCGCTCAACGCTCTTACCCCGGCCTGCAGTTGTTCGCGGCGCGCAACCTCTTGCCGGACGATCTCTGCCAGCCACTCCGCCTTCGCAGCGTTCTCGACCTCATCGCTTGGCCAGGAACTTCGCCATCCAGGGCAGATCGCCTTGATCCGCAAGAACAACCGGTCGACCTCGCCTCTCGTCTGGGGATCGACCTTCACCGCCGGCTGGGACAAGGGGCGCAGCCCCGTGCCCTGATTCACATGCGCCAGCACAGCACCGACCGATTGCGGTTCGAACTGCCTGCGGGTCATAGCTGCACCTGGTCAGTCCAATCGGTCGACGGCCCGGAACCGGCTGTCGCCCACTTCGTCCGGTAAGCTCCAGCCTTGGCCAGTAGCAACCCGAACTCATGGCAACTGTCGACCAGGAACTTGTCATCCAGCCCGACGAAGAACGCCGCCACCGCAGGCGCCTCGGCGCCGAGGGCGGCCACCAGTTGCTTCACCTGGGAGTTGACCTTGGCGTTTCGCACCGGCTGAACACTCCAGCGCGCCTCGTAGGCCGTCCGGTACGCTGCCCACACACTCCGGCAAGCCTCCTGCATCGCTTCGTCAGCCGCCGAACCGGAACGGGTCGGCAAAAGGTTCCCTGATGGTTCCCTTGTAGGTTCTATTACGGTTCTGGGTGCAGCATCTGCGGGGGTGGGGTGCAGATCCTGCGGGGGTGGGGGTGCAGCATCTGCGGGGGTGGGTGCATTTGCTGCGGGGGTGCATTTGCTGCGTGGGTGCATTTCCTGCGGGGGTGCATATGCTGCGGGGGTCACCGAGTACATGGTCGACCTGCCCTGGCGCTCCTCTACGCTCACAATCCCTGCGCCACGCAGCCACTTGATGGCCTGCTGCACCGCACGCTTCGACAGGCAGCAACGCATCGCTATGCTGTCCACAGCCGGCCAGCACACGCCCTGGTCGTTCGCCTGGTCTGCCAACGAGATCAGTACCGCCTTCTGTGCTGGGCTCATGCCCTGGAGTGGCCAGCAGGCCGACATGATGATCGTGCTCACTGGCTCATCTCCGGCGACACATTTTCTTGATTCGTGATTTCGTGTCGCGACACGCTGCCGAGGATCACAGCTTGCCCTCCTCGATCTTCCGCGCCAGCACCGACAGCCCCTTGGCAGTGATGCGTACCTGGCTCGCCGCGCGCTCGTCGCCCTGGTCGTCACGAACGAGAACAGTCACCTTGTGCATGATCCAGCCGTCTTGGATTCGTGGCTGATAGCCGATCCAGCGAGCAGAGCCACTCCGGCGGTAGATCCATCGGTTCTGCTGGAGCCAGTCGAAGAGCCGGGAGGGGCTGACCTTCAGGTGCTTGGCAGCATCCGTGATGCACATCGTTCCGGCTGCGCCGCTGAGGCGCTCCAAGGCCTGGACCTTGGGTGCCTGCTCATTGATGACCAATCGCAGCGCCTGGTTCTGTTCGGCCTGGTCGGCGGCGAGCCTGAGCGCTTCCGGCAAACTGGTTGGGATGATCGGAACCTGGCTGGACTCCAGTTCGTGGAGTCGTCGAATAACCCGGTACCGAAGGGGAACGCTGTAACCAGAGATGAGGGTCTCGGTCAGATCTCGGTCAAGGTGGAAATTCTCGGTGTACCCGCGGGAGTCGAGGTCTTCCCGGACATGGCTCAAATCTGAGCCATCATTCCTCAACACCTCCAGCATCTCCCGAATATCCCTCAAGACGTTCTTGTGCTTCTTGCCGGTCAGCTCCGCAATCTCACGACTGCTCATCGTCAGGACCGGGCCTTGTTGGATGGCTGCAACTTGTGACATATTCGTCTCCGTTGGATGTTCGGCACCGCCTTCCGGTGCCTCCTCAGAAAGCCCGGTTGCCCCCGGGCTTTTTGCTGTCTGCTCTACTGGATGCCTGAACAGGGGTCATCGGGAACTGACCAGCGCCAGCACAAGCCAGTAGCATTCGAATCTCTGTTAAGCGGCCTGGACGCCAGTCCGCGTCGAAGCCCTGAGATCGGCGGGAGATAGATCGAAACCCTTCCCACTTGCTAACCCGCAGATCCGCTCCGCGTAGTCCGTTTCGCCGGTGTAGTCAGTCCGCGGAAGACGGCCGCTTGCCAGCCACTTGTAAACGGCTCGAGGACTTACCTCGCAGCTCGCAGCCACCTGACTTACGCCGCCGGCTTTCTCGACGGCTTGCTTGAGTTCGCGCATGCGGCCTCCGGCCAATATGAACATTAGGTACATATTAGGCAGGAACTGAAAGTACATGCAAGGACGTGAGAAAGTGAACGAATGGTTCAAGACATGCAGACAATCCGCGCAGCGTTCATCGCCCGCCTGAAGGAGGCCGCATCTGATGCAGGCTTTCAGGAGTGGGGCCTCGGCGCTCGACTGGCAAAAATCACAAAGCGCACACCGAAAGCTGTCAGCAAGTGGATGAACTTGGAGAGCATGCCCGAGCGCGATGCCATGCTGTCGATCGCCGATGCGTTCGGCGTGCGCGTTGACTGGCTTGAGCATGGACAGGGCGAAAAGAACAGCCGGTACATGACGTCCAATCGGACAGAAGACGCGGTGCGCAACCTGGTTGCGGAGCGGGCTGGCGATTATGGCAACGTGCAACCCACCGCTCAGCCCTCAAGGAAGAAGAAGGGGTATCCATTGATCAGTTGGGTAGCTGCTGGCGCATGGGCGGAAAGCCATGACAACTTCCAACCCGGCGATGCTGAGGAGTGGATTGAGTCCGAAGCGAAGGCCGGCGAGAACGGCTACTGGCTTGAAGTCCATGGCGACTCGATGCTGCCCTCATTCCCCGAAGGGACTAGGATTCTCGTCCAGCCAGAGGGCTTTGATCTGGTAAGTGGGAAGTTCTATGTCGCCCTCCTGTATGAGCCGGGGAAACAGCGCGAGACTACCTTCAAGCAATACGTGCGGGACGCAGGGCGCGAGTACCTGATGCCTCTGAACAAGGACTACAAGCCCCTGCAGGTTACCGAGAACGTTCGAGTAATCGGGCGAGTCATTGATCTGAAGCCTCCAAAATCCCTCCTCTGATCCCCTCCCCCAAGCCCGCCTAGCGCGGGCTTTTTCTTGCCTATCGAAAAAATATGTACTTTTGGTTCTTGACCTAATGTGAACCATTGGTACATATTTAATTCACGGCAGCGATGCCGAGGCCACCGAGCCGACCGCTCTTTCGACAATTTGGGAACCCTCTGCTGCGCCAACGTCGCGAGACGCTGGGAGAGGCAAAAGACGCAGCCTGAGCTGGGCCAGACAGTCCAGCCGTGCAAGCCCATGCGTTGCACGCGACGTCGCTCAAGTCACCTGCCAATAGACCAAAGAAGCAAACGCAGGAGTGGGAACGAACCCCGACAAGGAGAAGCGACCGAGACGACCCGATTTCTCAGATGCCCTTCGCAAGAGGGGCATCGAGGAAGTCAACGAGCAAGCCAAGGAAACCGTGGCGACATAACGGAACCAGTCAGAGCGTTACCCAAGGTTGAGCTCCTGTAAGTCCGGGGCTTTCCGGACCGGCGTTGTGGGTGCCCCAAGTGGGGATAAGCCTGTGCCGTACGACGAGGAAAGCACGTGATCTGACCGACTTGCCGCCGTAAGCGGCTCCGACTTCTCAGAGGCGCTTGGAGACAGGCGCATCGAGGAAATCCAACCGCCCCGGTTCGCCGGGGCATCACCGAGGAAAGGATATGGCCAGCACCAGCTATCTTGACGGCATCAATGCAGCAATCAAAGGCGACACCAAGAAGGCTTTCGGCGCTCGTTGTCCGGGCATGACGCCCAGGAAGCGCCGCCTGATGAAGCTCGTTCGCTATCTGTCGCGCGCCATTCACGGCTAGCAGCCCGCCGCCCTGCCGGTAGCAGGGCATCACCAGCGCCTGCCGGGCTCCCCCAAAGCAGGCCCGATCCACCTGGCTCCCCATCGCCACGCTGTATCGGAGAGTGGTCTGAATGCGCAGGCTGATGCGCCAATGCCGCCATGAACCCGTGATGCAACTAGACCGGGGATTGCTGACGAGCAAGCGGTAGCCAATCAGGCACGAAGGCGGGTCGAACCGCCAGGCAAAGCCGGAGATGCAGCACCGTCCAGACCACTCCCCCATACAGCATCACGCAATCACAACAGACGGAGGCCTCATGGCGGCCAAATCGTTCAAGCAGATGATCAAGGACGGCGACCTGAAGCGCGCGGATGCGATGAAGGCTCGCCTCGAAGACCTTCACGAAGAGCCCGGTTTCAACCTCCGCGCCGAGGGCGAAGACCTCGAACAGAGCATCGCGGATCTGGCCGACTACCTGCACCAGGGCGGCATCGTTCCGGCCCTTGAAGTGAGGCCGCGCGAAGACGGCGGCATGTGGGTTGTCGACGGGCACCGCCGCCGGCGCGCCTACCTCAAGCTCGACGCCGAGGGCCGGTTGCCACGCGACCCGAACGGCGAGTTTTGGGTGCCCATCGTTGCGTTCGCCGGTAACGACGCTGAGCGCGTGCTTCGAGTGATCACCAGTCAGGAAGGGCGCAAGCTCTCCCCTCTGGAACTCGCACACGGCTACAAACGGCTGATTGCCTTCGGATGGACCGTCGAACAGATCGCCCAGAAGATGGGGAAGACCCGGCAGCACGTCGACCAGGTGTTGGTCGTAGGCAACGCGAATACCGATGTGCAGCAGTTGATCAGCTCCGGCGCAGTCGCAGCGACGACCGCGGCGAAGGTCGTCAGGAAGCACGGCGAGAAGGCCGGACAGGTGCTCGGCCAGCAGCTCGCGAAGGTGATCGCGGCGGGAGGGACAAAGGTCACCCCCAAGGCAGTAGCCGAGCCAGTCGTACCGCGCGCCATTCTGGATGACCTGCTCAAGGTCACTACCGATATCGTCGAGGCCTTCCCTACGGCACTCCGTGCAGGCCTGGCCGAAGGGCCGGAATCGATCACCCTCACCACTCGCTCGGCATGGGTAGAGCGGTTGATGGATCTCGTCGCTCAGGCGAAAGAGTCCCTCCAGGGGTAAACCATGTTCATCCTTCCATTCCTCATCGGCCTTGTGCTCCGGCACCAGCGGTCCGAACCGCTGCGCGTGCTTGATAGCGCCAGCGCCGATCCTGACCTGGGCGCCTCGGCGCCAGCAGGCCGGGAACGATGTACCAGCGGGGCGTCCGGAGTTCGGGCTCCAGGCGTCCCGCCCAAAATGCTTCAAACCATAAGGCGGTTTGTAAGTAGGTGCGGGGCGGTGGGCGCCCCGCATCACCCCTCTCTCGACTCCATGCGCCAGCACTCCACGCAATGCCCATCGGCAAACAATCGCGCCGCCGAGTGCTGACCCATGCAGCCAAGGAGCCACACCCATGCAAGCAATCCAATGCGGCGGATGGATCGGCCGCCAGGGCCTCGGCCTTGCTCCCCGTGAACTCGAAGCGACCGCCTGGAGCGCCAGCGAACTGACCGCCAAGGAAGTCGCCCGCCGCATGGGCATCGCCCCGGGGACCGTCGAAAAGCGCCTCGACGACGCCAAATTCAAGCTCGGCGTGCGCAGCGTGCGCGGCCTCGTCCTCGAAGCGTTCCGACGCGGAATCATCTCGCCGGCCGTCTTCGTTCTCGCCTTCCTCGTCGCCGGCCACCCGCTGATCGATGACGACCACATGAACCGAAACCGCCGGCCAAGCAACGAGCGACGGCTCACAGAAGTCCGCACCGTTCGGCGCCTCGAAGAAATCACCATCAACGCGTAGGAGAACCACAATGCTGAAGCATCAGGAACAAACCGAAGTTCTCACCGGCCTGCTCTCCCAGACCGCCCTCGCCCGGATGGCGTTCGCTCAGCGGCTCATGGCTCAGGCCGAGGTCGAACCCTACTGCGTAATTCCGCAGGGTCGCGGCTTCTTCCACATCGTCGAAACGGCCACCGGCGCTGTGCGCGGATTCCGCCGCAGCCACAACGAAGCATGCGCATACGCAGAGCACTTGAAGCGCCAGCAGGCCACCAAGTGACCAGGCGCCGAGCAATTCGAACCGGCGGCATCGGTGCAGCCCTGGGCTTCATCGTGCTGGTGTTCACGCTCCCCGCAGCAGTCCGGCAACAGCCTCCCAGGACGCCACCATCCGCCGCTGCGCCAGCAGCTCAAGAGGCGAAGCCTCGAACGGTCTCCTACCGCGCCAGCGCCAGCCACCAACACTCCTACATCTTCTGACCGGAGATACCCCATGGAACTACTCGCCAGGGCAAAGGCCCACTACCTCGCCGCCGTGTCGCTGTTCATGGCGCATAACGATGTCCGCTACTACCTCAACGGTATCAGCATCGAGCCGGCGTCTCAGGGAGGCGTTCTACTGATCGCAACGAACGGCCACCACATCGGAGTCATGCACGACCCTGACGGTTGGGCTAGCAATAAGATCATCATCAGCCCGAGCAAGGCGCTGGTCGCTGGCCTGAAGAAACGCAACGCTGGCACGGCGTTCATCTACGAACGCGCTGGGGTGATCTCCGATTCCGACTTGCCGGTCCCCGATGATGTGAAACAGTTTGCACCGTTCGATCCCGGCACCCTGATCAGCGCGCAGCTCGAACTGGTGGATGCCAAGTACCCGGACTGGCGCCGTCCGATACCGGCCCAAGGGATGGGGTCGCCGATCACCGCGGTAGATCCTGCGTACCTGGGAACGTTCGAGAAGGTCGTGAGGATATTCAACCGGGGCAGCGCACCGAACCTGGTACTGAGACAGGCCGATCCGAACTCTCTGATCCGCTGCACGTTCCCTGACCATGAGCACCTGAAGAACTTCTTCGCCGGGGTGATGCCGCGGCGCGCCGATCACGAAGAACGATACGACGGCCTGCCCGACTTCCTGGGTCTCACGAAGAAGGTGGCCTGATGGCCAAGACCAACGCCCAGCGCCAGCGGGAGAAGCGCCAGCGCCAGCGAGAGGCCGGAATACCCGAGCGCAAGCTGCCATCCCCGCCGGCGATCGACGCCGCTTTCGAACGGATTCAGGCGATCGGCGAGTTCGAGGATTGGAGAGAAGCGTTCTCGACGCTGCTACTCAACGCCTCCGCCCTACCCGATGCCGATCTCCTGCCTCTCCTCGTCGTGTCGCGACACGAATACACGCCCAGTGAAAACGTGTCGCGGCAACTACTCGCTGCCGGACTCTCCGTCGCCGACGACGAACAGTAACCCACCACCAGATCACCGACGCTAGCCGCAGGCCGGCGCGGCTCTACTCGTCCAGAGATCAAGATGAACCATCATCAGGAACTCGACTTCTGCGCCATGTGCAGCGGCATCGAGGCGCCCAGCGTTGCCCTGGAGCCAATCGGGTTCCGAGCACGCTGGTTCGCCGAGATCGAACCATTCCCATCTGCCGTGCTGGCTCACCACTACCCCAGCGTTCCAAACCATGGGGACATGACAAAGCTCATCCGACGCATCCTCACAGGGGCGATCGAGGCTCCCCCATTGGCTATTGCCGGGACTCCATGCCAAGCCTTTAGCGTCGCAGGTTGGCGCGAAGGCCTGACCGACCCGCGCGGCGCCCTAACCATCAAGTTCGTGGAGACCATCGATACAATTGACCTTGTTAGAACCCGCCGCAGTGAGCCCGAGTGCATCGCATGGTGGGAGAACGTTCCAGGCGTCCTCTCGGACAAGGAAAACGCCTTCGGCTGCTTCCTCGGCGCCCTGGTGGGCGAATCCGAAGAACTCCAGCCGCCAGGGGGCAAATGGAAGGACGCTGGTTGTGTGTATGGACCCAAGCGAACAGCCGCGTGGAGGGTTCTGGATGCCCAATATTTCGGCCTGGCCCAACGACGCCGCCGTGTGTTCGTTATCGCAAGTGCTCGAGCAGGGTTCGATCCCCTCGAAGTACTTTTTGAGCGCGAAGGCATGCGCAGGGATCATCCGCCGCGCCGAGGCGAGGGGCAAGACCTTGCCGGACACGCTCCTTTCGGCCCTGCGCTCCAGTGCGGCTGCGGATACCTCTTCGACCTGAGCCTTGGTCAGTGGGGCTGCCCGAACTGCGAAGGCGACGAAGGGCCGGCCGTCGAGGTGATGGCCGGCGTCCCTGCCTTCGGCGGCGAGAATCAGGGTGGTTCGCTGTTCCAGGCCGGCGCACTGACTGCACACGGCGCCCGGAACGACTTTGCATCCGAAACGTTCTGCGTCGCGCCGACCTTGGCCGGCGGCGGGCGGAAGTCCGGCGGCTACAGCCTGGACGATATCCCGACCGTTGCCGGCACGCTCCAGGCGAACGGAAAGGCAACCGGCAGCGCAACGCAGCAAGACGCCGAGGCCGGCCTGCTGGTGGTACACGGAACGCAAGATCCTGACGTCGTTCAAGATTGCGCCCACACGCTGGGCAGGAACCATGGCCAGGAAAATGCCGTATTCGACCCGAACCAGATCACCAGCGCGGCAAACCGTAGCCAACCCACTCCAGGTCTGTGCCACACCCTGCCGGCATCGAGTCAGCCGCCCATCGCCTTCAGTTGTAAAGACTACGGTGCCGATGCCGGCGACGTTTCGCCAACGCTACGCGCCATGGGCCACGGTGAGAGCCACGCCAATGCCGGCGGACAGGTTGCGGTACAGAACGCAACTGGCGTCCGTCGCCTAACCCCACGCGAATGCGAGCGCCTACAGGGATTCCCCGACGACTACACGCTGATCCCCTGGCGTGGGAAGCCCGCAGAAGAATGCCCTGACGGCCCGCGCTACAAGGCCATCGGCAACAGCAAGGCGGTCCCTGTCGTGCGCTGGATCGGACGACGCCTTAAAGCTCATCTGGAGAAACTCTTATGATGCATCGCGTCTACTTGTCCGGCCCCATGACCGGCATTCCCGATTTCAACTACCCCGCGTTCAACGCCGAGGAGAAGCGCATCCGCGCCCTCGGCTATATCGTCGAGAACCCAGCGGTCAACATGATCTACCGCGGATCGCCGTGGGAGACATTCATGCGCGACGGGATCAAGCGGTTGATGGACTGCGACATTCTCGCGTTGCTCCCTGGGTGGGAGCGGTCCCGCGGCGCAAACATCGAGCGCAACCTCGCGATAACCCTCGGCATGCACGTCGTCGACGCCGTGGCACTCCCTGCGCCCGACTTCGTCTGCAAGTGCCGCGCAATCCAATTCACCTGCTGCTCGATACCGAGCGACAACGATCCGTTCGTGTGCCGTCGCCTGGCCGGAATGCCGGCATACCAGTCCCCCGAGGATCAACTGGCAACCGCACGTAAAGCCCTCGAGCAGATCGCAGCGCTCACCGACGTCTCTACCGGCGGTATCGGTATTCGCGTGCTCGAGATCGCCAAGCAAGCCCTGTCCGAAGAAAATCCTCAGGTGACACCATGAAGGCGCGCATCGAGAAGAAACTCAGCAAGCGGTTGGTCGAGTTGTACCCGAAGAACTACAGCGGCGCCTGGCGCGACGAAGAACCATCTGAACTCGCATATGAGCAAGGCACCCGAGTTCGGCATGTTCTCTCCGTCGGCGGCGGTGTTGACTATTGGGGTGAAGGGCAGGACGCCTACACCGTCTGGCAAGACTGGCTAATGAATTGGGAATGGTACGGGCCGTTCGAGACGTACCCGGAGGGTCATCGTTACGAGTACTTCCCGGATACGGAAGGCTTCAAGCCGACCACTCGCAACCTACTGAAACTTGCCAGCCAGTGTCAGTTGCAGGGAGCGCCGTTGTGAACGCTCCAATCTACTGCCGCACAACAGGCCAGCGCATCGGGCAATGCAATTGCATCCGGTGCCGGCCTCCTGAGGAAACGCCATGCCCCCCCTCAACCTGACCGCGCTGTTCCTGGACGGCGAGGATGGCCAGCGCCTGGCCGAGGTCAACGGCCTCCCACGCCTCGGCGCACTGCTCTCCTCCGCACAACTGCGCCAGCTCGCGCGCCAGCTCAACGAGATCGCAAACGACGCTGACCAGGGCGCCAGCGGTGAGCACTGCTACACGGCACCACCCTACGGAGCCTGCCCATCATGCCATTCGACGAAAGCCCCGCAGTCCGCCGCATAAACGCCCTCTGCTCAAATCCCGCGCCAGCCCGCTACCTACACCTCCCAACAGGCATTCACTGGGTCGTCATCGACAGCCTGGGTGAGGTCATTCAACTCGAAAACATCGAGCGCCGGCGCCGACTGATAACCGTTTCTGACCTCGAAACCGAGGCCTGGAGAAAGCTCCCATGACCAACGCAAATGAATGCACCTGCCCTTCCGGCGACGGCTCCCTCCGCCATCCCTGCCCGGCACATCCGGTGTCGGTAGAGCAGGCAGGCGGGGATGAGCGCGCGGCGTTCTTTAAGCATCTGATCGGACGCCACCCAGCCCATGAAACCGAGATAGTCCGAGTGGTTGAGCATAACCATGCCGCCTGGAAGGCATGGCAAGCCCGCGCCGCCCTGGCGCAACCCTCC